ACCGTGCAGTAATGACGTCTCAGCCTACCCGTAACGCGGGTATGTTCTATGAGACTCATCACAAATTAAGTCATCGAGCTGGTGGCGTTTGGATTGCTCTCACATTTAACGGGGAAGAGTCACCACTTGTTAGTAAGCAATCTTTAGAAGAACAACGGCAAAAGTACGGTAGTAGGGACGATGCTCAGTACAAGATCCGTGTACTTGGTGAATTCCCAGATTTATCGGATGAGTTCTTAATTACTAAGCGTCAGACAGAAGAAATGTATGTAGGCGCGAGTATTTTTGAAGAACACCAATTCGGATATGTCATTACTGTTGACGTTGGTGGTGGTGTTGGACGAGATGACTCAGTTATTGCCGTTAGTAAAGTATGGGGTGAGGCACAATGGGGTGAAAGGGCCCGCCGTGTTGAAGTTATAGATATACCTCTATGTAAAAATAGAGACGATATTCTTGAGCTGTTCGCAAAAATTAATGAGCTACTTTTACAATATCCAAATGCAAACTTAGTTGTTGATGATAATGGCGCTGGTAAAGGTCTTGGTCAGTACCTTAAAAAGCAAGGTATTTTCTATGTTCCTGTTTATTGGGGATCTCAATGCTTTAGTAATGATAACCGTAAAGAATTTACTAATAAGCGTTCTTTGGCATATGTTGGATTTGCCCGAGCAGTCGTAAGTGGCCGTTTCAAGGTGAAAACTAAAAAGCATCATGTAAAAATTAAAGATCAGTTGATTCACATTCCTTATAGATTTGATGACTTTGCTCGTTACAAAATTTTGAGTAAAGATGAAATGAAGAGAATGGGAATTAAGTCGCCCGATTTGGGTGATGCATTTGCTTTCTTATTCCTTGAGAACGTTCACTACACAGAGGCTTATGAAACAGCAAATGTTACAGATGATACGCCAGAAGGCCGTGAACAGGCAGAACGTAAGTCAAGATTCAGTGCTTTAAGAGAAGCGGCTGAAAATGAAAATGATTAATTTAGTGGAACTGACCCCTAAGTTACTTATTTGCCATAACTACCATAGATCAATAAATCATATGGGTGAGTTATGGCTATTAACTTCTTTTTAACTGACGCAGGTCGGAATGCATTAAATAAAGTAGGTGATGTCGCTAGTTTTGGTGGGGAGTTGACCCATCTTGCTGTTGGTACCAGCAAATTTGATGCATCAGTAGAAGCAAAAAACCTAACTTCTCTGAAAAATGAATTAGCCAGATTTTCTCTTAACGGTGGTGGTGTAGATACAGAGACTGGTACTTTGCGTTTTGTGATGAGTATTGAGCCAACTTTAACAATGGAAGTGTTTGAGCTGGGCATTTACCTATCAGATGGCACTTTACTAGCAGTGGCCTCAACTACAGCAGCTCAATCAATCATGTCTTTACATGCGAACGTAGTAGCCATAGTTACGTTTGGATTTGTTTTAACTGACGTTAATTTAAAAAACGTAAATATCAAGATTGATCCAAATACACCAATTGCTGTGATGTTGATGAACCAGCATAGTGCTGATGAAGACCCACACCCGCAATACGGGGCTCTAATTCGTAAGCTCATGACTGAACATAACCAGCATGAGGATCCACACCCACAATATGCATTTGAGAAGGATGTAAAAGCCAAAGACGATGATTTACAACATCAGATTGATGGTCTAGATCTTAGTTCAAAGAACTTTATACAGCAGTTAATTGATTTCAAGAAAACCTTAGATGCTCAATATCCAAAATTAATCGGAGCAGGTGTAAATATTGGTAGCACTGCATTGATTGAATTAGGTGGCAAAGTTACAGATTTACGTGATTCAAAGTATGCAATCCATCTTACACCCGAAAGTTCACATGAAGCATGGAAGCTTACACGTGCGGAAAAAGGGTTCTCATATGAAGTGTGGGAGCGCTCAGGTCAAAACCGAATTGGATATTCAGGCACAGTGAATTGGTCTGTTATTCAAGTTGCTGCAGAAACACTAAACGATGGTAACGGCGATTACACAGTACCAGGTGTTTATATCATACCAATTCAACCAAAAGAGCTTAAAGAATTTATTCTAGTCGGTGCTGGTGGGGCTGGTGGTGGCAGTGTGTGGGAGTTAGGAGCATTGGCTCATGGAACCAATGGTACAGATACACGCTTACGTTTAAATGAGCTCGATTTGGCGGTCGTTGGCGGTGGTAAGGGCGGTACCAGTGGTCAGTGGTCAAATGGTAGCGCTTTCTCAAATGGTGCTGGCGGTTTAGCTGGAACAATCACTATCACATCCAGTATTACTGAACTTTCAAGAAAATCAGGTATTGCTGGTACAGCTGCAAACCAAACTAACCACAAAGGCGGCGCATCAGTAAGTCCAGTATCAAACTGGGGTGCTGGTGGTGATGGTGCCAATGGTGTTGGAGATGATGGCTGGGCACTTGGTGGTGGTGGTGCAAGTGGTTGTTTACTCATTTGCCGATATGTGAATTCAACCGAAAAAACTCAGTATATGACTTTAGTTGTTGGTGAAGCTGGTCACACTACTGAAAGTAACGGCAACAGCGGTAAAGCAGGGATCGGTGGCTTTGCGCGTGTAAGTACTGTGAAAGCTTAAATAGGTGAAACAGTATGAGAAATGACTATCGAAATGCTATTAGAGACTTAATTCACCGAAATCTTCAACAGAATAATATTCAGAATCTAATCGTTTGGGAAATTAAGGAGGATGAAGCTCAAGATCCTTCACTCTTAAGCTTCAAGCTTTATGGTTCTAGAAATCAAATTGATGCTGTGCTGGTGGCATGTGGTGCTAATGGAATATGGGAAAAGTTGCCACTTCAAAAGGTAGCCTTCCCTAAGCTGGTCGATCTTTTGAGACTTCAAAAAGAATATTTGCAGGATAATTAATATGTCAGCATTTAAGCCAGATGAATTACGCCGTGCTCAGCTGCAAATAAATCAATCATTGCAGAGTGGTGGCGTACGCAGAGATCAACAGAGTCGCCAACGTGCAGATCGAGAACAACGGGCATTTGCCGAAAAAGAAATTGAATATGATGATTGGGGACGAAAGATCCCTAAACCTATGTTCTTGCGGCCACATGATATTGCCCAAGGTGAAAAGTATGATGTTGAACGAGTACTTTTTACTACGTTAGGTCAGCAAAACGGAGAGGTGCCACGGCGTATCACACGTGACGATATATTGGCATTTCAAGAAAACATTCAACTTTTAAAAGATCAGTATAGTAAAGGTATTACCCCTCAAAACATTATTAATTTAAGCAGGCAAGATGATATTGATCGGGCAAATGAGCAAATCTATTTGGCGGTACCAGTCAGTAGAAAAGCTGGTTTAGTGCACTTACTCACTAATGCTGGTCCTAAAAGTAAAGTTTTAAATCATCATGTCGAAATAGAGTTCTCAAACTTTAAATCAGTCGTTTTTGATATCGATAAACAAGCATTTACCACTATTAAAAATCGCTTGGCAAAAGGCAAAATCAAATTTCAGTGTGATTGCGAACGTCATACCTTCTGGTACCGCTATATGGCAACAATTGGTGGTTATAACCTAGGTCGAGATGAAGGTGGGTTCCCGAAAATACGAAACCCACACTTGTCTGGTGTAGCTTGTAAGCATGTCTTGCGTGTTGTGAAGTGGATAAGTTCTCCATCAGGCATTGCATATCTTAAAAAGGAAGTTGAGAAAGATCGTCAGAAACAAGTTGGTGCTCGCTATAAGCAAACCGATAAGCAGATACAGAATTCTATTAACGAACAAGTAAAAGATGTGATGAGTGGTTCTACGAAACCGATTAAAGCAAATATTCAAAAAGCCGAAAAAGAAATGATGCGTAGAGCAGATAAAGTTGCGAAAAAGCTCTTAGAACGCGAATTGAAAACCCTCAAACGTTTTGAATCAGAAACTGTTAGAGCCAGTCAAATTGAAAGAATTCAGGCATTGCATAAGTCGGGTGCTATTGATCAGAGCATGTTAAATGTCTTTATGAAAGGTTTAGGTAAAAATGCTAAATAGATCAGTAAATCAAGTTGCCAATGGACGCCGTTTAGCAGCGAGACGTGTTGTTATGAATGCACTTGCTAGTATTCCAGCTCAAGTTTGGCGTAAAGAAGTGATTTTCAATAATCCAGCTGAAGATTCAAAACCTGTAGATCCACTTTCTTTTGAAGCAAACACTCTATCAATTCAAGACGAGCCTAACTACAAGTACGAATATAAAGGTGCTGCCTATGTTCATTTGGATAAGTTTAACGGTGGTTATATTCAAAAGAACTTCTCTATGAATAACCCGTCAGATTTAGTCCTTACTGCTCATGTGGAACCTTTTAATGAAGAGTTGGACGATATCTTGGAAAGAATAATCAAAATTCCTGACCTGATTCTTAAAGAGGGGGATCTATTAGGTTTAATGATTTATGAAAATCTTATGTTGTGGTTTGAGATTGTGAATATTACTGGTTTTAGCCTTATGGCGGATTTTGGCAGTAAGTACATTTTAAACCGTAGAGATGATTTGTTTATTTCACCTATGGGTGATGGAGAGAGTTAATGAGTTATTTAGTTTTTAATGAAAAAGGGAAAAAGACAGGGGATATTGAAATAGCTGAACAATGTACTTCTGCAATATTCAATTACCAGGTAATCGGGAACGGGGCAGAAGTAGAATTTTTCGGAAGTAATGTTCCAAGTGCAGATCCACAAAACGATTCTCACTGGGTTCCTATACTCACATTAAATGCAGCTGCACCAGATACCGAACCATTTCGACAACATTGTTGGGATAAGCTCCGCTATAAAGTGAAAGCCGGTGATAGTGTGGAAATTTATGTTTCCAGTGGTGTAAGCGGATAGCTATATAAATAAAGGGCTGAGATGGTCCTTTAGCTACATTTTCTTTGTCCTCATTGTTGGGGACTTTTTTATATTTGGAACCGACCAGAATTAATAAAAATGGCCCATGTCAGACTTTCTTCAACTTACAACGCAAGCCAAAGGCTGGTTTAAAATGACTGTTTTATCAGACGAAATTCGTAAAAAATTTGACTCTCAACAAACTACTACAGCTCAGTGCCAAAATTACTATTTCAAAAGTAATGAAGAGTTTGAGAATGGTTTTGATAGTGCACAAACAGCAGTAGAAGAATACCCTGAAGTTTTAAAAGCAATTTTTGATTCAATTGGTGCAGAATATGCCCCTGAAATTGATAAAGCTGTAATGTTTGGTGTTGCGCAATATCAAGCTCGTCATGGTGGTGAATTACCTCATCCTTCAGTTATTGCTGCGGCTTTAACTTCAGGCTTAAATGGTGCAAAACAAGCTTCTTCTTTGTCTCCTGATACTATTAGCCATTATGACAGTATTAATGAATCTGGTTTTGATGATGTAAATCACCAGCATCATGAATCTGTCAGTATTGTTCCAGCAATTACAGTGGCAACTATTGCAAACGTAATTGCTTATGCAACTCCTATTGTTGCAATGATTCCTAACTCTAATGGTTCAAATGAAGTTCCTCTTGTATCTATCCGATTTGTCACCAATCGAGATTTTGGTGCAATGAAGAAATCTGAATACTTAGATGGTGCGAATGCATCTAAACCTTATGTAGAGGGCCGATTCCGCTTTGCATTGTCTAATGGTGGTGCAGGGGCGACTTACTCAGTAATTGCTCGGACCGGCTATCAAGATTTTAAAGCTAAAACACCAGATGCAAATGCGAAGTTGTTGCCATTCATCGCTGGTAATGTATCAATCAAAATCAACGGTAAAGAAGTAGCACATACTCGAAACCGTACTAAATCAAAAGTCACAGGTAAAATTTCAGCTATCGCTGAAAAAGACGTAGTCATTAACGGCGTTGAATATCGTGTTTCTGGTAGTGAAATTGACATTTCTGCTAGCAAAATTAGCGTTACGTTAAACCAAGCATTACCAGCTGGTGCAAAAGTAGAAGTCTATTTAGTTGCTGACTTTGATGCTCGTGATGGCAACGGTAATTACTTGATGACACCAGTAGGTGTTGATTTTGAACCTGAATATGAAAACTTGGTGGCATCACCAATCATGGCGCAGGTTACAGCGGCAACTTTATTACAAACTCAATTGAATAATGAATTAAAACTTGGTTTCTTAGGCCAAGCTCTGGCAATTATTCAAGGTAAAGTTTTCTTGGAACAAACTGTCCGTCTATTAGGCGAAGCAAAAGATTTAGCTGAATACTCAGGCCATGAAGTTACTTTTGATGCTTCTCGTGGTGTCACAGGTAAATTAGCTGCTGCGTTTAATACCACTGGCGATCTGTTTGGCGAAGTAATGAAGTTTATTTCTGCTGCAAAAATGGATATTAATCAGCGCACTGGTGGCTCTACCGTCGCTTATGATCTATATGTTGGTGATAGTGGCGCAGTATTCTTTAACCAACTATCTAGCGATAAGATGCCAACAAAAACTGGCTATTCTGCTGGATATGGTCAGATTGTCCGCATCGGCACACTTGCAGATGGTACCAACGTTTATCATGCACCGTCAGCACAAGAGCTTGTAGCTGAAGCAGATACTGCATTTGATATGCTTTTAGTGGGCCGTGGTAATGAGCCAATTCGAGCGCCGTTTGTTGGGTTTATTCAATCTCCTCTCTCAGTTATCGAAACACGACCAGATGCACGTGAATCAGTACTTACTTTAATTGGTTCTCAAGCAGCTGAAATGAACCCATTGGATCGATACGCAGACCAAAGCTATGTCATCCACTGTATCAATATGCCTTCCCTCAAAAAATCTTAAGTAATACAAAGTAAGGCGCATTTCGATGCGCCTTTTCCCTTATTTCTTGAAAGGATAATCACATGGCTACAACAACTCAAAACACTGATGAAACTTTAGCTTCAACTGACGATCAAACTACTAACAAACAAAAATCAACCCGTAGTAAAACCAATAAAACTACTGAAACACAAAATACCCAAACTGGTGATGATAAAACTTCAGATCAAGGTGATTTGTTAAATAGCCAAGGTCCTGAAAACGGCGTATCTCAAGATGAAGATTCTAAACCTACTGATTTGAAAAATAGTGATTCAGATAATGAAGCGTCCAAAAATAAAGATGATGGAAACTCAACTGAATCATCTAATGATGCTGTAAAACCTTCAACTGATCTTGATTCTAAAATTAGTTGGAATGTTGATGAGTTAGGATTTGTAGCAAATAACCCTCAACAAACTGATATTCCCAAAGACGAACAACAAAGTGGGGAAAATCTAACTGGTTCTAGCATTAGTAGCGTGGATACTCTGGTTATTAATGTTACTAATAACGGATTTTCAACTGTTTTAGAACCGTTATCACGTGTTGCTATTGAGGCGGGTCAAACAACAAGTATTACGTGTCATAACCAAACATTTAAACATCAAGTGCTGGAAAACTTACGTCAGTTGAAGGGGCTTGGTAAAAATCTAACTGTTGAGTAATGAAATGACGAATTTAATTATTGATGGAACAAATCCCATTATGGATGCTGTAGGTGATTTACCAACAGAACGAACTATTACACTGCAAAATAATGGCTTGAGCGACATTACAGAACCATTTACACAAGTTTTGGTACAAGCCGGTCAAAAGATCACATTCACTTTGATCGGTGATGAAGCTCATAAACAATTGTTAGATAATCTAGACCAAATTAACGGTTTGAAAGGGGATGTAATTCAGATTGTACCGTCTGAACCGCATGAACCCTCTGAACAAGATGGTACGGTATAAAAATTTGATTTTTTTAAAAACCACTTTCGAGTGGTTTTTTTACATTGGAACTAGCCAGAAAATCAATAACGCCCGCAGCTCAAAATACGTAAAACAAATAGCCTTGGGCGTGTAATGTAATGAATATTGCTCTAACAAGTACAGGTGAGCTAACCCTTGTAGCAGGGGCCAGCCCATCACTGAAATTGGAATTTGATACTCACAGTTATCTTGCAAATGCAGAAATCAATGTGGCCTTTTTTGCTAAAGTAACTAGTCCACGCGGACCTGCAGATATTTCTATGCGCTTGGAAATACGTGATGCGGTAACTGGTGATCAAATTGTTACTGTACAAGGATTAGTGGATGGTGACATTGAAAATTCAGCTTCAATTGTGGCAGTAGCAGATGCGAAAGAATATTTCGAGAAGTTTGATCTAACACTGGGCATTGATGCGCTACAAGCAATTCTCAAATCAACTGCATATAACGAATCTAATAGTTTAGGACGTGCCTCAAAAACATTGGCATTAGAGGATGAAGAATTACCTTCATTTAATGCGGATAAACTCTTTAAGATTTTAACAAGTCAGTTAACTACACCCGCATATCTGACCTTGCCTAATCCACATGATTTACCAATTTATGTTGCGGCACAACGTGCAGCTACAAAATTACGTATTCCTTTGGATGCTGAAATTAACCCAACCTTTACAGCTGAACAAGCAGCCCAATTTGCAACAAGCGTAGATGCTCAATCACAGTTTGTTCAATTCATTTGGAGTCCAAACCTTTGCCGTCCTTCAGATGCAGTCACGCTTAGAGGACGTAAGGTACCAGCTTACTATTTGGGCCATTACATCGGCGATAAATTATTACGTAATGCAAAATTGAATAAACAAGGTTTTGCGCCGTTAAAAAATGCAGTGGCGTGGAAAGATTATCCATTTACAGCAAAAAACTTAAGCCAGATTCCAGGTAATGATCTAGAAGATGAGCAAATTCAGGAAATGTTGGCTAAGGCTAAAGTAAATGTCGTTCGCCCGGTTAAGTTCGAAACTACATTATTTGTATTAAGTGATGTGTTAACCCAATACCAAAGTAAAAATAGTGCTTTGCGCTTAGTACCTGCAGCCGAAATCGCGGCACGGGTTACAAATAAATGTATCGAAATTCTTAGAACTTATATGTTCAAAGCAACACCTGACTACATCAAAAAAGCTGGTGATGATATCCAAGAATTTTTAGAAGGGGCATCGAGCGAAACAACTGGTTGGTTACAGCCAGCTGAAGAATTGGGGAATAAACCATTTGAGTTCAGTTTAGTACCTGACAATGATTTTCCTTATGAGCGAGTACGCCTCTATTTAGCCCATGGTGTTGTTGGTACAACTCGTGCCGCAATTTTTGATGAAGACGTTTTAGTTAAATAATTTTAAGGATCTTTCAAGATGAATCCATTTGGCCCAACCACTAAAAAAGCATTAACGTTACGCGCTTTCGATTCAGCAGCTGAAAACATTTCTGCAGTTGTAAGCAAAGTTTCAAGTACTGACCGTGAGCAGCAGTCAGTTATTGAGCAAATTCGACAAATTGCTCTAGATATTCTTTCGGATACTGTAGATACAATCAGCGAAGGTAATTTAGGGGAAGGAGAGCTCGCCGTTGATTATTTGGATGCCTTAATTGTTGATGCGTTAGATGCTGCAGATAATGATGAAGGCACATATGAAAACGCTTTAATGTCGTCATTATCTGATGCTTTCCTTACATTTGGTGTTGATACAACTGATATTGAAGAAATTTTCAGTGAAGATACGGAAGTTGCAGATGCTGCATTAGAAGCTGCTGCAAATACGGTACTTGCAAATACACCAGACGAAGGACCAGAACTTGAAGAGCTGGTACGTGAGTTTATTTTCGGTGAAGCCGATGAAACTGAAGAAGGTTTCGACTCAATGGTTAAGAAAATTAAAGCTCGTAATGGGGCGTTTAGCCAACGTAAAGTTAATGGTCGAAAAGTTCATTACCGTGGAGTACTTGCGATTCGACAAGGTATTAAAACGGTTGTGAATAAACGATTACCAGGTCAAAAGGTACGTTTAACGTCAGCTCAAAAAGCTGGTATGAAAAAAGCTCGCCTTCATGCTTTCAGCGCGAACGCAATTCGCAAGCGCTTACGTTCATTTAATAAAGGTAAACGCTTAGGTATTTACTAATAGCTTATAGGTAAAGTCTTTTTTGGCTTTACCTATACCAATTAATTAAGGAAATAAGCATGAATACAACTCAAATCCTAGGTGAAGCACCAGGTATCCAATATCAGAAAAAAACTGATAAAACCGAAACAAAAACCAATCAATCATTAACTGACACGATTATTATTGGACGCTTTATGCGTGGCCGTTTTGATGCTCCTATGACGATCCATAAGGGAAATATTCGTGGCGAACTAGGTTATGAACCAAATAACCCTGATTATCGTTGTGTCCAAGATGCTCTTGACCGCGAAGTACCTTCAGTACAGGTACTGCGAGTGCCGCCAAATATTGGTTAAAACAGATAAATAAAAAGCTACCATCAAGGTGGCTTTTTTATTGGAACCAATCAACTTTGAAAGGGATATAACCTTTTACTCTTGGTGCATATAAAAGCTATTGAGCATCAAGATTATGCAACAATCTAACCCAATTTTACTAAACCAGCTTAAACAGGATTATATTGCCTTACAACAACTTGGCTCACCTCTCTTATCTTGCCAAGGTATGTTTGTGCCTCGTGGGATGGAAGACTTTAGATTTTTATTTAAAAGTTGCCCACGACCAATTGTAAGTAACGAGGATCCAGCTGAAGTTCAATATCCAGGTGGCTTTACAGGAATTGTTGCTGGTCCACCAAAAACTAAATACACAGGTAATTTACAAATTATCGTTACAGAAGCAGGTCATGACCAAATTCTTGCTGAATACGTTGTTGCAAGTGGTGGGATCATCCATGGCGATTATTACGATGGCCGATTAGGTAGTTTTACCCGCTCTTATGCACTAGAAAACTGTGCTATTCGTTTTGAATCAGCTGAATATGATTCTGATAGCCGATCACAAGTTATGACAGTTTCTTGCCCAATTGATTATAACTACTTTGGTAGCTTCGCCAATATTGGTACCAATGGAAGTATCCAACCAGGTAAAAAAGAAATTGATGGTACAGCTGATCTGGTAAATCGAGTTCAGCAAGTAATCAATACTGCTCAACAAGCTACCAACCTAGGAAACGCTATTTCAGGCGTTGGTCGTCAACTGGGCAATCTATTCGGGTAATGACTATGAAGTTATTACCTGAGTCAGAAGGGTATGCTGTAGTTGCTGGGACTATCCAGCAACTTTCAGAAGAACTCTACAAAGAATATCAATTGTCAGGCTATTCAATTTTGCTTGAGGATATCGTTAAAGCTTTTTTAGAGGAGGCAAAATTTTATGCTGGATGGGCTACATTAGATTGTCAAACTAAAGCAATTTCAAGTATTGAACTGGACGAAAGTATTGAGCTTAACGGTGATGAGTATGTAATTATTCTGCCCTTAGTGAAAGCTCACTGTGACCTTTTGCAAGCTCGTTTGGTTGAAGCAACTCGTGGGCTCGGAGTCGAAAGTTATGGACTTTCAGTCTCAGAAGCGCAGCAAATCTATAACGAGAAGAAAGAAGCTTTACCAAAACTTGCCTTTTTAATGGCCCCGATGAGTTTTAACATGGGGAGCCGCTAATGCAAATCACCATTGTATCTGCGGGTAAGATAATTCCAGCATCTGAGCTTATCAGTGCAACTTTACGTACAGATCTCGTACCTATACCAGCATCAATAGAGTTCACAGTCCAATCAACAGCAGAATTAGACTCCCTTTTGAAAGAAGGGGAGCAATTAACTGTAAATGATATTTCTCATCCATTTGAATTAATCAAAGTCACACCCCTCAAGACTCAAACAATCAAACAAGATCGGCGTGTGGGTGGCATCTCATGTATCGGTATATTGGCTGGCTGTAAAAGACTTATCGAATATTCAAAGCAAGCTGTTATCAGTAATGAAACCTCTTTTAATTCTGTAATACGGGCGTGTGGTGCAACCATAAGTTTAGGCAGTGATTTACCACTACCAAAATTTGTTTGTCTCAAAGGAAGAATGCCAACCCAACGTTTGGCTCATTATCTGCAACAAGAAGCAGCAGTTATTTGTTTTCAAAAAAATAAAGTATCAGCACAAAAAATTGATTCTTTATTCAAGCAGGAGGCTATCACAAAGCTCGATCCAAGTAGTGTTGTTTGGATTTCCAGTAAACCTTTGGAACTGATGCAAAAGTCATCATTCGTGACAGTTGAAAATAATGGTTCAACGGTTGTTGGTGATGACTCAATAACCCCTGGACATACTGTTACTCAAAGAGCAGGTTTAGATGCCCGTCAAGTCAAAAACTTGGAAAAAGTTTTGATTATGAGAGGGACAGTAATTAGACCTTTAAATTTGAACTGGAATGCAGGCGATATATTTGAAATTGATAGTAAAAAGTATGTCGTTCTAACAGCAGCCCATCATATAGATACAGGTGCAATCGGGGGATCAATGGGGACTTCATCAAAGTTCTGGATTGCAAATTTGTAGGTTAAATATATGAATGGTTTCACACGTGCAAAGATTTTAAGTTACAACGCAAAAGTTCGTACTGCACAAGTACACATTCATGGTTTAACCGATGGAGCAAGCGAAGGTATTACTGCAACTTTCGCTTATCCGGTAGGTGATAGTGACTTAGACACAGAAATTCAAATTATTGACGGAGAAGATGTGTATGTCTTCTTTGAAAATGGCAATGAAGAGCGACCAGTTATTCATAGCTATGTCAGTCACGGTGACGGCGCGATTGTTGGGGTGCGCCGTATTCGACAAGATAATATTGAGTTTATCTCTAAAGAAAATTTAAAAGTAGATTCTGGCACAACTGTATCGATCAAAACACCATTGATGAATGTACAAGCCAATATACAACAAACTGGTAATAGCACCTTAACGGGAAATAGTACTGTTGTAGGGGATACTTCAGTAGCTGGAAATAGTGCTGTTGCGGGTAGTATGGCCGTTGGTACAACTCTTACGGTTGCTGGAATTCCTATTGATCCCAAAGCATTTCAAGGTGCGCTTCAAGATGCAATTGATAAATTGGAGGAACTAAAAGAAGAATTAAAAGAGCAAGGTGAAAAAATTGATGAAAATAAAGATCAAGTAAGCCAAGAAATTGATGAAAAAATAAAAGAAGTAGAAGAGTTAATAGATAATATTAAAGACTCTGATGCTTATAAATTGCTTGAAGAAGGCATTAATCACATCGATGAGGAAGTGCAAAAAATTCATGACCAAGTAAAAGAAGTAGGTCAGATTGCACAGAATAAAGTAGATGAAGTTCGTGCTTATATTGATCAAGAAATTATTGATACCAAACTGATTGTTGAACAGCATGCTAATGATGCAAATATTCGTTTAGATGAAGCAAATCAACGTATTGATCAATCAATTCAGGTAAATGAGGAATTGGTGGCAGATGCTCAGCAACGCGCTATACGTGCTGAGAAAGATCTTGATGACAAAATTGGATTAATCAAGAGAGAAACAGATTCTATTATTGCTGACGTGAGAAGTGATTCTGATGAAATTCGCTTAGCCGCTGAGAATGCAAAAAAAGTAGCAGATCAAGAAGTTATTGACCGTAAAAAACAGGTAGCCGATGCACTTATTGTTATAGACCAAACCAAGGCAGCACTAAAGCAAGATATTGATCAAAACTTAGTTAAAGCTGGTCAAATGATTGATGATGCTAAAGTAGCTTTGGGGGACCAAACTAATACACTCATTAATCAAAAAATTGAGCCGATTGTAAGCCAAACTGAAGCTGCTGTTAAAAAAGTAGATCAAGTAGCAGCACAGTATGTTGATCTTGATGAAAAGGTTGATGCTGGCCTTCTAGCAGAATCTGAAGCACGGGCAAATGATAAAGAGGCACTAACTCAAAGTTTTGAGCTCAAGTTTGCTGAAATGCAAAATGAAATAGGTAAATCAAATGCCTTAATCTCTGAAGAAACTAAAACTCGTGTAGCTCAAGATAAAGCTATTACTGAACAAATTAGTACAGCTCAATCTCAAATTGGGGATAACAAAGCTGCTATTAATAGTGTTGAAAGAACTGTTGTTGATCTAAATAAATCTGTTGTTGAAAAAACTGGTCAATTGCAAGCAAGTCTTGATACAGCAAATTCAAATATTTTAAATGCTAATGATTTAGCTCGAATGCAGTCACTAGGTAAACCGCTCCGTGATGACCCTACATTCAAAGAAACCAATAATTTAACTGCATATGTTAATCAAACTGGTTCTACATATACACGCCAAGCGAAGTCGGCTGACAATCCAACTACCTCTACACATGAAATCCTAATTCGATCTACCGGTTTATTAGGTTCGGGCTGGTTCCCGAATACACCTTTGCTATCTGCTGCGGCCAATAAAGTTTTTTTAGTAAAGCAAATCCTTAAAATACCAGTAGGCTTAAAACTTCAACCCTATGGCAATGCTTTGGGAACTGGTGGATTACTGAAAGTTCTTGGTAGTGCAGAAGGAACGGGAAAATTTGAAATTTACTATTCTGTAATCAAGTGTGGTCCTGATATTGGCTCAACGATTCAAGGTCATTTCAGACCTATCAATAGTATAAATCCACCAGTCGCTTCAGTAGAAAAACCAGTTGATGTAATTGTTGCTTCATATGAAGTTTGGGATGTCACCACTGTTAATGACACAATTCCGAAAACTTGGCGTGATCAAGTTACAGGTAATGCTTCATATATTGAAAAAGTAGAAGCCTCAGTAAAACTTGTCGATGATAAAGTAGTTTCAGAGGCCCAAAAGCTTGAGGAACTTAAAACTGACTACAGTTCAAATAAGACAAAAACAGAATCAAATTTAGTAACAATCACAAAATCCGTATCTGACGGTGATAAGGCTTTATCTTTACGCATTGATCAAACAAAAGCAGATTTTGAAGAAGCAGACAGACAATCAAATGCAAATATTCAAGAAGTAACTGAATCTTTGGCAGAATTTGAAGAGGCAACAACTACAAAATTTTCTAGTTTAGATACTAGTATCTCTAAAGAAAATCTAAAAGTTCAAGGTCAAATCATAGATGTCCAAAAGAGCGTATCAACGTTAGAAGATAATACAAATATTAAAATATCTGGCCTTACGTCTTCAATTAAGTCCACTGATGATGTGGCAAAGCTAGCTTTTAATAATGCAGCAGAAGCTCAGCAAACTGGCACAACAGCGGTAAAGGCTACTGAAGCACTGGCTCAAAATTTATTAAGTTTAAAGTCACAAACTCAAGTAACTACGGGTGTACGTGCAGTCGTAACTTCAAAAGGGATTGATGATTGGACTACTTGGCGCGCGACTGGTGAAGCTAAAGTAATTCAAGATACAAATGCATTGGGTGGATATATTCTTGAGCTTGGGAATAATGCTGGCAATGATGAAGCTTGGGTTCATTGGAAAGAATTCGTAAAAATTAATCCAGATACTCTTTATAGAGTTCGCGCACGATTCCGCCGTCTTTCTGGCGAAACAGGTAGTATTTATCTAGGTGTTGCTTGTAAAACCGCAGATCAAACAAAGTATGTGACAACTACAAATAATCTAGCTGCAGACATGGGTTCATCAAACTACTTGTTGTCCGCAGTTAAGCCTATTTTAGGTGAGTGGCAAGAAGTTGTACTTTATCTGAAAGGAAAGTCTACAGGTGCTGCTACGGGGCTTGGAACAATAGATAATCCTCGTACATTTCCCGCTCAAGCCGAATTTTATGCGCCAATGTTTATTGGTAACTATTCAGCTCAACCAGGTATAAGTCAGCTTAACTTCATTATCATTGAAGATAACAATTCTTTAGCTTCTGCAAATGATTCAACTGCAACTGCAAATGAATTGTTCAAAACTGCAACTACTCGCACAGATGCTGAAGCAGAACGGACTAGTAAAATTGAAGCTAGGGTAGAGAATACAGAAACTGGTGTTAAAAATAACGCTGAAGCGTTATTGAAAACAGCAACTAAGAGTGATCTTGATAGTGCAATGAGCCGTGTTTCAACGGACATAACAGCAGCTGTACAAAATATTAAGGTTGGTGGTGTCAATGTCGTTGCTAATTCTGAAGGTCCAAGAACCTCAACAGCAGCGACTAGTCGTGAATACTTAATGTACGAACGAAGTAAAGAGCTCAAAGCTTTTTATGATGAAAATTTAGATAAGCCGGTTACTATTTCTTTTGAAATGAGTGTACCAGTTGCAGGTGCAGTACTCGTGTATTCCTCAAATGGGTCAGCGCATAATTTCTCTACGCCTGTCACTGCAACGAAAGCTAATGAATTTCAAAAATATGAAGTGACTGTTTTTCCTAAATTACATACTGGCAGTACAACTGAATCCACAATTGAGTTTTATGGAACTTATACAACTGGACGAATCCCTACAATTCAAAGACTACAGATTGAAGCCGGAAATAAGGCTACAGCATGGAGCCCTAGCCCACGTGATGTTCAAAGCTCATTAAGCGCAAATGCTGAGGCAATTAAAGTTACTCAAGCAGATGTTAAGAAGCAAGGTGATTCCTTGTCTTCTCAAAGTATTGACATATCGAAACTAAGAAATGACCTCACTTTAACCAATTCCGAAGTAAGTAAAAAAGCCTCTTCTGAAGCATTAGAAACGACAAAATCACAAGTAACAGAACAAGCTGGACAAATTAAAGCAGTTGTTGAACAGTCCAATACTTTATCAGCTAATCTTAATAAGTCGGCCCCAGCTGGCACGAATCTGTTGATCAACTCTAATGTGGTCGGTTCTTACAATGGCGTTTCCTATCCTCATTTACGATATAAACTAGGTGAAGACTGGGAAGTAGGGGCAAAATACACTCTTCTATGGTGCGCTGAGCATTCACGTGGTACGGGTGATACAAACTCAAATTTAGCTGTATATGCGGGTGGAGGAAGTCAGTTTTTACAGCAGATTATTAATACTGCAGGTAAAGTAATTAGCAAAATTACATTTACTAAGAATACAGCAGGTACAGCTAAAGAAATTCAATTCTATATGCTAAACAAGCCTACTGCAGACAAGCAAAGTGTCGGTACTATCTTCTGGGCTGTTTTAGTTAAAGGGGAATTTATAACTACTGACAGCTGGATTGCGAGTCCATATGACTTTAATGCAGCTTTTGATCAAGTATCTGCTAATCTCACTGAGTTTAAGCAAACATATGTTACTGAAAGGGATGCATTAGCACAGCGCACATCTAAGCTTGAAGTTGGTATGACAGATGTAGAGAAGAATATCTTTAACACTGCTCAAGCTCTAAATAACTACGCTACAAATGCAAAATTAGATGAAGTTACAGCTTCACAAACAAAGACGTTTAATACTTCACTGACTAAATTAGATGAAGCACTTAAATCGGCAAATGACAGTGATTCATTGGCTGGCGATTATAACTGTAAGAATCCTGACATGTGGTATAGCCATTACGGTTATGACATGTCTCAGTATTTTAAGACAACGACAACTGGGAAAATTGGAAACACTGTTTTTCGTAAAGATACTTCCAACCCAGTAACTTGCTTTAACTACAACAAACAAGCATTACCAAACACACGAGCTTATTTAGTTAGCTTCTTGGTTCGTCGTAGTGCTGATTCAAATGGTCTTTGTTATATTCCAATTGGCCGTGCAAAAAATGACGGCGTCTTTGCTATAGGAAATTACACAAGTGTAAGTGTACCTATATCTGAAATTCCTGCTAATGAGAATTGGATTTTAATTTCCAAAGTCATAAACATGACCTCAGTTGCTGATACTTTTCCTCAAATTCAATTGGGGATTGGTCTTGGACATACTGGGAATGCTGGCTGGTGGGAAGCTCAAGCATATAGAATTGCCCCAGTTTTTAATGAATCAGATGTAGATAGCACAATCGTTAAATCATCTATTCTCATTGATTATTCGAGCAAGTCAGATACAACTAAAGCTATTTCAGCGGTAACTGAATCACTTGAAGCTAAATTCCGACAAAAGTTTGGTGACTTATGGACCAATAGTTCAGCGACTCTAGATAGCACCCGTTATACAAAAACAGAGACTAATCAAGCGATTGCAGAAGAAAGTAAAATCATCAAAGCCGCTATTTCATCTAGTGGTGGCGATAATATCATTAAAAATGGTGATTTCTCTAAGCCACTTGAAATATCAAATTGGCGTCAAAATGCAGTAGTAGCAGGTAGCTTATTTGAACTTTATAAGGATTCAAATGGAACTACTTGGGGGCATTTTAAATCAACCAATACAACTACATATTTCAAAGGCTTTATTGAGACTATTACTTTAGCTGAAGGTTTAGAAGCGAACCAGAAGTACACCTTGTCTTTCAAAGCTAAATCATTAACGGCTGCACAAACACAAATTTTCCTAATCATTCATCGACGTGATGCTGCAGGTAGCAACAACCAAATTGGCACCACATGGAATAATATTTCGACAGATAAAGAAATATTATGTACTTATACATTTGATACTAATCTTGTTGATTTACAACATATTAATGTGATTCTGTATGCTCAAGTTGGATTTGCTCCTGATTTTTTAATTCGTGAAGTTCAAATTGAAAAAGGTGAGTTAGCAACTGGTTTTAGAAAAAATCCTCGTGAACTTGAAAAAGGGTTAGTGGCTAATGCAACTGCAATTGAAGGTACCAAGGCAGATGTAAAAAAGAATGGTGAACAAATTGCATCCATTTCTGAAAATTATGTAACTTTAAAATCTGCGGTCGATAATAATAAATTATCTGCTGATGGTAAGTTTCAAGAAATTAACTCAACCATTAGTGATAACCAGCAAAACACGACACAATCAATCACAAATTTAGAATCAGGTTACAAGCAATTAAACCAAGATTTAGGACAGGTTTTTAACTATCGTGTTTATTCATGTGGTTGGAATGGCTTTTTCACAGGTATCAAAAATCTAAAAGGTGAAATTAAATCTGTTGCTTCAGCTCGTGGTTTTTCAGTTCATGTTCTTGCTGCAGACGGGTCAATTGCTACTTCCACTCGATACGATACATATGCAGCTATCGCAAATGCTACGGCGATGAGTAATGCTATCGCGGCAATTCCAAATGATACCTTTGTTATTGTCACAAACTACGACAGTATCGGAGTAAATATTGCTACCGTAAAAAATGCATTAATTTCACTTGGTGCAAACCCATTTACAATTGATCAAATCACTGGGCGTGATGCTTACATTCTGGTAGGTCAAAAAGGAATTGGGTCAGGTCGAGGTATCGAATTACATTCAACACCAGATACGGGCCCGAATGGAGCCAAACAAATCATGCTTGCAGTGCAGGTCGTAAGTGGTATTCCGATTGGTTTGGCAAACAACAGTGGTAACCTTCAAAAGGTCTTAGAAAACCACGCTCAAATTCTTCAAGAAAAGATTACTCGTTCAGATGCGAAAGAAGTATTTGCAGAAGAAATTAAGGTCTTTAAAGCACAACTAGATATTTTACGATATTCAGAAGAGAACTGGATTTTACTTGGTGACGATACAAAAAATTTAAGTATCGCAACAGGAACTAACAGAACAGTTGCTGTTTGGGAACTTCAATATAAACATAAAGAAATTCCTATTGATAAAGGTGATCCAATAGTAGCCCGTATCAAATATACAGCTGCTGCCGGATTAGTTGGCGCGACTTGTAGCATTCAATTTCATGGAGCAACTTATAGCATTGGATTGCCAACATTTATAGTTGCTGCAAGCGGTGAAATAGAATTGACAGGTATTTTCCCATCTGATGTAAAAGCAACTGCATTTGAAGCAATTCCATTAGGATTACGCTTTGATAATGCACCGTCTGGTGGAACTTTTACGATTACTAATATGTTTATCAGCCGAGGTAATTCTGCACCTAATTTTAAAGGAGGTTTTAGATCTTCTCTTAAGCAAAATGCACAGTTTGTAGAAGATACCTTTATCAAAGCAGATGCAAATAAAGGCGTTATTGCTCAGCAGATTCAACAATATGATGCTGGTGTACCTGGTGGATTATCTACAGTAGTGAAAACTACAAAAGCTACAGCTGACCAAACTTCACAAGATCTCGCAACTCTTCGAAATACTGATATTTCACAGTTACAAACAAGTACTAACAATCTTGGTTCGGCATTAGAGAACACAACAATGCTGGCAATGATGATTACGAATGGGAAATTGTTGCAAGGAGATGTGAATTTTAAGAAAGGCGTTAATGGTGTAGGACTGTATAACAATGCTGGAAATGGTAATGTTTCAGTCACACGTGTTACCAAGAGTGCTGACAATCCAACTACTTCTACTCATGAGATAGAAATTAAAACTATTGGAGCTGCAAATCCTACTTTTGGTGGTTTCTTTCAACTTGTGTATGGTCGTGCAAATGCTGTATTTGTCATTAAGTATTTAATCAAATTACCAATCGGCTATAAGTTAGTAATAGCTGGCAACTCTATGGGTACAGGTGCTATTGAACGATTTGTAGGTAGTGCAGAAGGGACAGGTAAATTTGAAACTTACATTCGACTGATCAAATGCGGCGCTGCAGGTTCTTTCTCAAACTCAGGACATGTTTATGTAGCGGGTGGACCAACTCCAACTGCTTCGGCACCTTTAATTTGGACATTAGCTCAAATTGAGCAATACGATGTAACTGATTACGCTTCAGCCGACCCAACATTACAAGATTTTGTTTCTACGGCCACGGATTCAATTTCGACCCTTACAAACTTTAAAGAATCATGGGCAGCCAAGTTAGTTGAGATGTCTTCAAAGTTAGATAGTAAAAACAGCGCTTATATTTTGAATGCTGATATTACTAATACAACTATTGATAGAGCAATTGCAGCGTCATCTCAGAAATTAACATCTGAATATACAACTGCTATGAGCGTTCAACCTCTTAGTTCAGGTGCTGGAAAGATATTCGATAAACCTTTAACTTGGCGGCAGCCGGTTACAACCTCAGGCACATTAGTCATTAAAACGCCAATCACTATTAACGCGTACATGACGAAGATTAAAATCTCTGGTTATAACTATAATAATAAAGAAGATAATACTTTTGATATGGATCTAGCATTTTATGCTTATACGTCCACCACACCTTTTTATCAGAACATGACAGCTCGTTCATTTGGGATAACAATGGATGAAACTAATGCGATCACGAAAGGTTTGGCTTTAGCTTTAGATAGCAACAATAAAGTATGTATTTTGATAACCAAAAAAGATGCTTGGTCTTATCCAGCAATTACTGTTGAATCAGCAACAATTACTCATACTAATCCACCAGATTACTTCAAAGATGGCTGGTCAGCGGCAATTGAAACGGATTTATCTGTGTATAAATCAGTAACTCCATTTACAGTCACTTCCGCGATGGAAACGACTGCAGGTTCACAAGCCAAAGTTGATGTTCCAATGGCTCAGTTAAGTGATATTGCTGCAGACAATAAACTTACGCCAGTTGAGAAAAAACAGGCGAGGTTGGTTTGGGATACGCTTTATCAAACTGATACGAGCTTAAGAGCTGAAGCAGTTACTTATGGGATATCTTCAAGCGCTTATGCTACAGCTTTTAGTACGTTAAATACCTATTTGGCCGCTTTATTTGCCAACATGAATGTGACCAGTACTATTGATCGTAACCAATTTATTACTAATTTTGCGAATGTTCATAATGCACGGCAAGAGCTGGTTCGATTAATCTCTGAAAAAGCTAAAAGTCTTGCAGATAGTGCTCAAAATAGTGCAAACAGTAAATCAAAAACATTTACAACACAGCCTACGATTCCTTACGCGCAAGGTGATATCTGGAAAAATGGTACCACTGTTTCAGTTGCAACTATTGGAAGAACTTCAGGTTCATTTATAGCAGCGGACTGGACAAAAGTGGGCGATATTACATCTGAAAATACAGCAAATGATGTAATCAATGTAAATGGCGTAGCTGCAGCAACAGTTTCTGCTAATGCTCAATTAGGTAAAACACTCTCAGATAATATTATGTCTGATCTTGTTATTACGCCTGTAGAAAAATCTAGTTTGAATAATGAATGGAATAGGATAAAAGCTGAATATTCGAACTTACTTGCTCAAGCGACAGCTTTAAATGTTACGAGTTCTGCTTTTACAGCAGCTTATAACACAATTAATGGTAGTGTTCCCCGTATTGAGTTAGATGTGCTAGTTAGTATGACGACTAACTATACGATGACCGCTGCAAATAGAGATGCATTTAAGGCGAAACTTAAGGCTTATTATGACCAAGCTGAAGCAATAGCAAAGTCGATAACTGATACTGTAAATAGCTCAGCAACAAACGCTCAAAACATTGCAAATAGTAAGTCAAAAACATTTACTGCTCAGCCTACAATTCCTTATTCTCAAGGTGATATCTGGAAAAATGGTACAGCTGTTTCAGTTGCAACAGTAGGGCGAACTTCTGGTTCATTTATAGCAGCGGATTGGATTAAAGTAGGCGATGTAACTTCTGAAAATACGGCTGCTGATACCACAAAAGTAAATGGTGTACTTTCAGCAACAGTAACTGCCAATGCCGCAGCTGGTAAGCAAATTGCCGAAGATGTGATGTCGGATTTAGTTATTACGCCAACAGAGAAGTCAGCTTTGTACAATAGCTACAAAGATATGGAGTCCAATTTTAACCGGTTGCAGAACTTAGCTAATCCGTGGGGTATCTCTGTTACTGCAGCTAAGACATCTTGGGATAATTTGAATAATGTTTCCCCTAAATTTTTCATAGATATTATTTCTACGACAACATCAAAAACTACTTTAACAGCTGCTCAACGGGACTCTTTAAAAGGAAGGATTAATACTTTCTATACTGAAGTCGCTAATTTAGATAAGGCAGTTACAGAGTACTTGAATAAAGCTGCAACTGATGCAAAGGATCTTGCTGCAACGACTAAAGCAACCTTAGAACGTGATTACCTGACTTCATCAAAAACTAATGAAGCTATAGCCTCATCAACTGAACGGATGACAGCGTTATATTCAGCGAACAGTCAAAAAATCATGGCCTCTGTACTAGATACTTGGTTTAAAGATTGGCTCATTAAAACTCCAACTGGAAATAAACCAGAGATGACCATTGTTGCTGATGCAACATGTCGAGGGGGATATGCGCTCCGTATTGGTAACAACAGTGGAAATGACGAAGCTTGGATAAATTGGTTTGCCTCTTTACCTATTGATGACAACAAATACTATCGAGTGAAGTATAGATTCCGCCGTGTAAGTGGTACAGGTGTTGTTTATGTAGGTGCAACATGCCAGAACGCCACGAAAACAAAATATGTAGCTCAAGATAATACGGAAATTAATGATGTAGGTTCGAGTCATTACCTGGTTGCTGGTACCGCACCTGCGTTGGGTACTTGGATTACTGGTACCGCTTATTTCAAAGGAAGATCGGCGGGTGCAAGCGCTGGTGCTGGAACTCTTCTTAGTCCAAAAACATTTGCAAACAAAGCAGCATTTTTTACGCCAGTGTTTATTGGCAACTATTCAGGTAAGGCAGGTGAAGTAGATCTTGATTTCATTGATATTGAAGATGCAGACAATATTGCAGATTTTGAAAACTTCAAAACCACATATACAACTGATGTGGGTGCTTATGCTGGTGCATTACAAACATTAGTTTCTGTTTACGGCCAAAATGCCATAAAGCTTAAGTCACAAGCAGACTTGATCGATGGTGTGAAGGGTAAGTATGTAATGGGTATGGACAATAACGGAGTGTTCTCTGGAATGTCTATGGTCAGTGAGCAAACGAATGGAACTGTAGTCAGCTCTATAGGTTTTCAAGCGGATAGAATCTTTTTCACAACTGGTTCTTCTTCTACAAAGTACATGCCTTTCATTATTCAAGACAATCAAGTGATTATGAATAGTGATGTATTTATTAAGAATTTGACCGCTGCAAACTTCAAAGTAAAGTCATTGACTGCTGATTTATTTAATGTAGATAAATTGAGTGCAATTGCTGGTGAGTTAGGGACCTTAACAACTTATAAAGATCCTGCAAAGCCAACAGGTGCACGAATGGTTTTAAGCGGCAGCTTAATTACAGTATACGACGATAATAACGTTGTCAGGGTGAAATTAGGGCTGTGGTAGTGATGAGGGGCTAGTTATCTAGCCCTTTATTTTTGGAGGACAATATGCCTTTTGGTTTAGTAATTAATGACGAAAATGGTGTAACAGTTTTTAATGCTGATACACATAGAGCTTTAAAATTTGTAGCTGAATTATACCCTACAGGATATCAATTCTATGGGTCATTCTGTAATGCCTTTTACACAGTACCTGAACAATACAGGACATCGAAACATCTTATTCATCTAGTCAATGGTAATCATATTATTCGAGGTGATTCTCTAGTAAATGTAGAGGGTAAAACACAAGATGGTATCTCGTATAGTACTGCAGAGTATACTCAGGAGAAACTAAAAGCAGCCCTTAAACCAGCAATTGTGGTGAGCTTATAATGACTTCTCTTTTTGTAGCTAACCCTGCTGGTGAAGTAATTCTTGATGATGTTACTAGGGTTTATTCAGGAGGCAAACAGAAAAAGATTGATGTCTCTACTTTACCTACTCAGTATTCATGGAATGGGTTACTGCATAGTGCTTATGATGGTTCTATGTTATCTGATATGCCATTCCTACATAATGTGGACCCTGATGGTAAAACAGTGTTTCCTTATACTATGAAAGGTAACATTTACCTTTGGCAACCTAAGGACGGTCATACTATTGGTGTGTGTCCTGGTGGACATGTTACTGCTATAAATGGTGAAGAAGGCTGTTTGGCAATTCCAAATAATAATAGTACTGCTTATATGTATCCAATTAAGTTGATGAGTAACAACCAAAATGGTAGTGGGTACTTAGACGTGATGGATGAAAAGGGGCAGTTATTATGGAGTGCAACTAGCTTAATTAACTCACCCACAATTATTCATACTGTTGAGATTGATAAAGAAAACACAGAACCATTTACATCATGGAATAAATATTTTGAAGTACCTAATGGATACAACCCTGATAATGTGTATGTCTTGAGTATGTCTGCAAGTGTATGGAATGCAGGTGAAGAAAGTTGGAGCTGTGCATGGGTAAATATTACTCGAAAAGGTAATAGGTACTACTATCGTGGTACATCAAATGATAGTTATGGGGTTAACATTAAAACAGCCTTTAGCTCCAACTTTTTAATCTATTTTTTTTACGTTCCAAACTCTTAACAATACTCAGAAGAATCTCTACCCTGATGCCAATTTCCTTCATAGCAATGTCTAATTTCATGTGCTAAGCATTGAGGATACTTTCGTAAGTAGATGATACAGGTCTCACCAGTAATGTCAGCATATGCAAGTGTTTTGGGGTTACCTCCATTTAGTTTTCTAATTTCAATATGTGAAATTGTACGTTCTGGAAACTGAACAACTTTATTATGCTCAATAAATGTTGAGCAGCCACTTAAAAAAACAAATAATATTATCAAGTATTTCATGTGAATAATTTTACCAACTGAATAATGGAAAAGGCAATATTCATTTTAAAGTTCAAAAAAAGCGCTCCGTAAAGAGCGCTTTTTTAGGTTTAAGCTGGTTGGTCTGGTACTGGTTCTGCTTCTACAAAAGTGTAATTAACTGCAATGGAGCCAGTTTCAAGATCCCAGCCTAGGTTTAATGTTTTGAAAGCAGGGCGGTTGTTAAAACGTTGGGCATTTACGATGTCTTTGGTTTTTTGAGCTAATTCGATATCTAAATCGTTAAATACTTTAACTTCAGCCATGAGCTTTTCCTCTAAAAACAAATAAAAAATATGTGCAAATAGAATTGCATGCTGTGAATTTATTAAATCTGTACGGTTCCAATTTGCTTTGGAACTCATCTAATAGTTAAAAAATGGTAGCCATCAAAATACTTAATTATTTAGGTATTTTGGCTTTGTTATGTCTTCTCGGTTCTTATCGTTGTTACTCGGTGAAAATGTAAATTCATATGATCAGCAATTCGATACGGCTAATCAGGATTCTACGGCGCAGCTATATGAAACCATGGCACCGTTTTCACTTGGGACAAATCAAACCAAAGCCAATAAGAAACGTACTCGAAAAGAAATTCTCACAAAATGGGAGAGAATGTTACGCTTTGCGCCAATTGCAGAAGGTATGGGGATACATGTTTCAGCAGCTTTAGGGGGAGATTCCTATAGTGGCCAACAGGTCTTTATTACACCAGCACAGCGGTTGAAAAAGGCAGATGGCCCAGCAGCTGAAAAAATTAAAAAAAAGCTTGATGAACGCCGTGATGTCATGGAAAAGCTGATCAATAAATATTTAAGTAAACTTGCTCGTGATGCGATTTCATTTGGTGATTCCTTTGCTCGTATTTATGGGAAAAAAGAGCAAGGGGTAATTGACCTAGTATGTAACGAGTATACATATCCGCCATTAATACAGCCTTTTGAGCAAGGCAGTAAAACTGTAGCCTTTTATTGCTTAGATCCTCGCAATTGGCAGAAAACAATTACCAAACTTAATACTATTCAAATGGTACGTTTCAAAATGCCTCGTATGAGCAACATTGCTCAGTATGAACTGGTAGAAACTGGCCTTGTAACTAAAATGTTAGAAGGAGATGACCCAGATGAATTACCTATTTTACCAGCTCATTTAGGTGGCTCATTCCTTTACGAAATTGAAGATGTTTATGACGATGTAATTCTTGCTTTGGCATCTATGAACAGCCAGCAGATTGCAGATACTGTAAATCAGATGTTCTTGACGATAAATATGTCTGGAATGCCACCAGCACAACGCCAAGCTTATGTTCGTGCTTTAGAAGGTTTACTTAAAAATCACGAGTCGTATGTCCGTGATGCTTTATCAGGTGGTGAAGCAGTCTGGAATACTGCTTTTCACATGCTTCCAGTTTTTGACGATAAGCAAGTTCTAAATCCAGTTGGTGATATCAAGAATCAGAGAAGCTCACCTATTAATATTGAACAGTTCATGATTAATGTTCGATTGCTTATGGGTGGTATAGGTCTAGACCCGAGTATGGTCGGTTGGGCTGATATGTTGACTGGGGGTATCGGTGAAGGAGGAGCATTCCATACTTCAGCGCAAATCATGCGTAGATCACAAGACATTCGCACGGCAGTATCTGAAGGGATTAATCAAATTCTTCACTTGGATTGGGGATTTGCATTTAATGAGCAATTTGAGCCTAAAGATTATCCTTGGCAGGTTGAGTATTATACAAACCAAACTGCAGCAGCTACAGAAGAAATCAACAATGCTCAATCTAGAATGAATACAACTCTTCTCAAAGCCCAAGTAATCTCAGCTTTGAAGGAATCAAATTTAGATGTAGATATTATGGCTTCCATTCTTGAGCGCGATGCAGGTATGAAATATGAAGAAGCTTTAACATTAGCTGAAAGTATTGCTAAAAGCCGTAAATTTCCAGAGGAAGACGAATAATGGCTTTTTTTGAATATGAAACACAGAATAAAACGTCTAATAACAGTTTTGGTAATGTTTTAAATCCCTTCAAAGAACGTTTTGCAAGAAATCCTGTTTTGTGGTCTGGTTTAACAGTTGATAAAGCTGTTTCTCATTATCAAGAACTTTATGCATTAGGAACTCTCTCAGCTGCACACTTTGGAATAGAAATTCGACCTTATCGTGCAACTAGTAAGATTGCCCAAGCAAATATTCCAATTTTTGATCCTTCAAATAAAATTGCCTGGTTAGCTAATAATGTAGATGTATCACTTCTTGATGCACAAACCGATGCAGTTCATGTGGGGCACTTTCAACTCAACCATGTAACTGGCAATGCTTCAAATGAGTTGAGCATTTCATTTATTGAGACTAAAGAAGCAGCTATTGCGAATAGCGCTAAAGCTATAAAAGAAATAATGTTTAATAAAGACGGTACTCAATCGCCACCAATTGAATACTTAATGAGATTAAAAATATATGCTTTTGATAAAGCTGCAAGAAATCAGAACCAATTTGAAATTGAGCATTTAGTTTCACTACAAGCAGGCAATTTGCCACTTGATGCCTCTAATAAAGCACATGCCATTGTTACTTTAAATTTCACCAAAATGTTTCCCAACTTTAAATAGAGTTGGGAAAAAACAAACAATTATAAATATATTACATGAATTATTTTATCTGCAGGGATATCAGAATGAATTTTAAGATCTGTATCTTTTAACTGATATTTTTCTTTATATTCTTCATTGTTAAAAATGAAATCTAGATTTACAGCAATTAAAACAGGTGAAGTTTCGGATTTAGATATTGCATATTTTTGGCTTATTCTTATTGACTTATTAAAATAACATGCTTGGAATTGTGAATGCTCTTTTTTAAAACCGGATTTAAGTATTTTTTTATAATTTTCTAAGCTAGTTCCATGAAAGAAAATATTACTGTTTTGATAAAGAGGATGGTTTAATTCACTATTGTCAATATTTTGAAGATGTTCGAAATAAGCTTGAATATCATTTTGTGTATACATACTACAACCTAATAAAATCAATAAACTAACTATTCTATCTCTTTTTAATAAATTATGTTTATTTCTTGGAACCTACAAGTAATAGTAGCTTTCTACGCTGAGAAAATATCCTCAAACTAAAATGAGGATAACTCCGTGAGTGTTAAATCAATTTTCATTCAAACACACGCACCACATCAAAGCCGATTAGTACATGGTTTTGACTCCA